CCCAGCAATATCTGTAGATTGTCCTCAAACACTGTGTCGGAATATAATTTTCGCGGCGCATCATTGGAAAGCCCTGCCGATGCTCCCATTGCACACCGGTGAAATTGCTGATCGGGGTCTCCCCGATGCGAATGCTGTCACGGTCGATCTCCATCGGGCCAACGCCCCAAACAAAGATTGCGCGCAGATACTGGTCCTGACCCGACGACCTCGGTGAACACCCGCGTCCCATAGTCCGGCGCGATGCGGTGCCGACCGAGGATCTGAGTAACTGGATCAAATGGCCGCGCGCGGTTTTGGAACCCCTGAATGCCAAACCGTCTTTCTTCCTCGCGAGGCCCCTCGGGCTGCTGCACAGGCACGAGCGCGTTAACAGCGAGGTTACCCACGACGGCGATGCCGGCTTGCAGAAAGGCTTGCGCCGTAGGGCCGAGGGCGAGCACTTGAAGACCGGGAATTGTCGCACTTGCCACTAGCACGGCCAATGTGAGCACGGTGCGAAGCACATCCTTGCCGCCACCGCCACCACCGCCCGTCGGCAGCACCCGGATCTCTACCAGTGCGCCGGCCTTGGGGTAGACACAGTGCCAGTACCGGCGTTCTATCCTGGAGCCGCCAATGAAGATTACCGCGTGCCGCATCAGCATTGGATCAGGCTGCGCCTGCTCCAGCATTGCCTGCAGCGACACCCCCTCCGCCACTGGGATTGTCTTCGAGGACGCCTCGAACGGGTGGGCCGCAGCGGTCAGGGTGATCATATCATTCGGCAAAGCGATAAACCCCTTCGCAGCGGCGCTGCCAGATCGGCGCGGTCAGGCTTTCCACCGTCGCGCCGCGCCTGTCCTCGATGTGCAAGAACCTCTTGCTGTCGATCATCACGCCGACATGGCAGGCAGCGCCGGAACAGCGCAGCATCACGACATCACCCAACCTCGGCGCGTCGGTCTGCTCCCATTTAACCCGCTCGCGAATCATGATCCTGCCGACCATCGCGCGGTCCACAGCGGAAGCCCCTGCGGTGGCATATCCCGTATCGTAGGCCGGAAGGTCGCGACCGAGCACGTCGCGATAAAAAAGCCACACAACAGCCCAGCAATCACCACCCTCATAATCCCGGCCCCGGGCGACAAAAGGCATGCAAAGCACCTTGTTGACGAAGACTGGCAAATTCATTACTGGACCAGCCCCCTGAATTCAGCCGGCGAATATGTCATGGCCGGATATGGCTCAGTGACTAAAGCTTCACGCACAAGCTGCCCCGACACCTGCTGCGCGTCGTAGCTGACGCCCGTCAACTTCATTCCCACATGCAACGCCTCGATCACGTCCGGGGTCGCCTGCCGAATGACGGCTATCGTCACACTCGGCGGCGAGCCTACGGACCGGATCGCCTGACTGATCTCACGGCCCACGTTGCTGATTGTCAACTCGGCACGCGGCGGGGAGTTCTCCGGGCTTTCGGGCAGCGCAATCTCGAACGGAAAAGCGACGTAGGTGATGCCGTTTGATATGACCATTAACGGTGTTGTTCACCACATGGATTGGCGGGTCAAGATCCGGGTGCTCGATCGTGAGAAGCACAAGGTAAAGATCGGATTCAGGCGACCATGCGTCAGCACGGAATTCGTCAGTCACACTCATGGCTGGATCTCCAGAGACAAGGTCACGACCCAAAGTCGCTTATCGGGATCAGGGCCGCCAATGCGCACCGAAAACTCAGGCGGACTCTTGAATGCGATCTGGACGGCCGACCCGTCCAACGGGCTGATCCAGTCGAAGGATAGCGCGCCGTTTCGAAGCGTGTTCTCGTGGAAGTCCTCCAGAATGGCGGCTTGCGCCCCGGTCATCGGCATCTGGTAATCAACGTCCTTCGTTGTGGCGGTGGAGCGATTGCGTCGCGACGGTGGCCCTGCGTCCATCCGGGAACGGGCCACCGCGTCTTGCGGCTTGTATCCCGCGCCAATCTGGCCAAGCTGCGGGAGTGTTGCGGGCCAAGTTGGCATTTATCGCTTCCTTGTCTGGCGCCCGACGCCGTAGCTATTGCCAAGCGTCCGGCTGATGGCTGAGCTAGGATCGCGGGCGAGTGAGCTAACCGCGCGGTCGATCATCACGGTCAGGTCTTCGCCGCCGCTTGAGTTTTGCTGACGCTCTTCGCTGACCTCAGATCCCGGCGGCGCGATCACCTTGATGTTGTTCACGACCCCGCCTGCTGGCCCCGGCTCTGACCGCGCGACTCGTCGTAGACCCGCTCGCGAGGGTGCATCATAGCCATAAAGCCGCCTCGGCCGTCCAAGCCCCCGGTGCGCGCGCCGGAGCCTGTGTAACCGCCACCGTCAAAGCTGCTCGCAATATCGAAGAGCGGCTGCCCAGCCAGCGGTCCGGCCGATGCGCTGCCGCCAAGAAGACCCGATAGCGCCCCGGACGCGTTGTCGACAAGCCCGCCGAGCAAGCCGCCCCCGCCCGTTGCCCATCATGCCTTCACCGAAAAGTGCCGCCTCAAGAGCCATGCGCTGGAAAGCCTTGGTCATGCCGTCGAGCGCGTCTGTGCCCTCCAGGGCAAAATCCAGTATCGCGTCCTTCAGCGAGCGGGAAATATCTTCGTTTATACGCTGTGCTTCCTGCATCTCGGCGTATTGCTCGACCAGATCCGCGATCTGCTGGCCTTCCTTCGAATATAGGCTGACACCGGCTTGGCGCAGTGCTTGCGCGGTCTTGCGCGCTGTCGAGGTCTCACCAATAGCTGCGATCTGGTCCTTGAGCGAGTCGACCACACCGTCGATAGCCTCGCGCTCTTGGTCGATCTTGCTCGCTGCCCCGCCACCTCGGCTGGAAAGGGCCGTGCGATCGGGCCGGAAATCGGCGGGGTTCGGGCGGTGTTATTCAGATCGAACCCAAGCTCCCCGCCTGCGCCGGTAAAGCTGCCGGGGATGCTGCCCTCGGGAGCCCCACCTGGAAGCGAAAGGCGCGGCTGCTCCGGGTTCTGGATGCCGGCGGCGTTGTTCAACGCGCGGTTAAGCGCTATGGCCTCGTCAACGCCCACACCGATCTGAGCCGCCAGTAGGCTTGCCGATTGCGTGGCGCTGTCGAAGTTGAGTTGATTGGCGAGGATCGAAAAACGACCCGTCAATTCCACCCCGTCCGATGTCTCACCGTTAAGCTCCGCCATCCGCTCCCGAAGTAGCCGAATGTTGGACTCGATCTCGTTGAGGTGCTCCTGCTCATCGTCGCGCAACTGGTTGCCCTCACGGACGCCTTGGAGCATTTCCTGCTGACGCGCCCGCAGGGCAACAAGGGTCTGTTCAGTCTGCTCGTACTGCTCACGCATGCGGATCGGCAAATCTTGGGATTCGCTACCCGCCGGAGCCATCGCGTTGAGCTGGTCGGTGACGTTCCCGATCTGCTCGACAAGATTGAAGTACCCGAGGGCTGCCAGTTCATTTTCTTGGCGTTCGGCCACAAGCTGCTCGACGTTGGAACGCCGGGCACGTGCCTCTTCAAGCTTTGTCTCGACCATAGCCAAGTTGGTCGGAAGCCCGCTTTGAAGTACACGGTTTAACTCTTGGGTGGCGCGGATCTGGTCGCCCATTGCTAACGTCACGTTGTCGATCGCGTTGGCCCGGATTTCCTCTGCCGATTGGATGCCAAGAAGGCCACGAGCAAAGCCGCCGACGGCACCAGTCACGGCTTGGAATGCCCCGACCAGCGCGGTAATTCCTCGGACAAATCCGGTGACTGTGCCTATCACCCCGCGCAGAACCGCCGTCAACCCGGCATCCCCGAGCGCAATTATCAGGCCCTGCACAGACGACCAAAGGCTGTCGATGTCACCGCCCAGGTTGTCGCGCATTGTGTCTGCCATGCGAGCAGACTCACCCTCGACATCCGTCAGCGCCCCCGTCAATTCTCGCAGCCGGCCCGTTTGGCTGGTGAGCGCAAGAATGGCCGGGCCGCCTCTGTCGCCAAAGATCGTCAGCGCGTCCGCCGCGGAAAGCCCTGCGTTGCTCAGGCGCTGCACGATCTCGGTGATGTCGTTCGTCTGCGGGTTGAGCCTTTCCAGCTCCAGCCCTAGCCCTTCCAGTGCGGTCTTGGCCTCGCCAGTCGGGTTTGCGAGCGAGGACAGAACCCGCCGGAGACCGGTGCCCGCGCTGCTACCTTGGATACCTGCGTCCGACAGCACACCAATCGCTGCGGCGGCATCCGACATTTCGATCTCCAGCGCCGACGCCACAGGACCGACAAAGGACATGGCGGTGCCGAGCTGCTCGACATCCGTGTTCGCCCGGCTGGACGCGGCGGCCAGAACATCGGCCACGCTTGCCGCGTCGGTCGCCGCGATGCCGAACGCCGACATGATGTTAGACGAGATGTCAGCCGCGTTACCAAGGCCCATGGCCGCCGCTGTGGCTAGGTCCAGAACCGCGGGGATGGCCGAGACCGATTCTGAGGCCGAGAAGCCGGCACGCGCCAGAAACTCCAGCCCCTCGCCCGCCTGCGTCGCAGTGAACTCGGTCGTGCTACCCAACTCGGCGGCGATCGAGCGCATGGCAGCCATTTCGTCGGCCGTAGCGCGTGAAACGGCCCCTACCGCACTCATCTGCCGTTCGAACGAGGACAGCACCTGGATTGAGCCGGACAGCGCCGCAAGGCCCGCCACAGCCGCGCCAATGGCGCTGGACGCGCGGCGCATTCCGGCGGACATGGCGGCTGCGGACTTGGTAACGCCGCCGGCGGCCTTCTCGGTCTTCTTGCCCTCGGCTGCAAAGCGGCCCATCTCTTGCCGCGCACCGCGGATAGGGCCGCTGTCTACCTCGAGGCCCAGACGGGCAAGATCTTCAGCCATTCTTCACGCCCATCATCATGTCAAAAAACCTTTCTTCTGCCGCGTCGCGTGCCGCCTTTTCCTCGGCGGTGATCTCCGGCTCCCAAGGTGGCTGGACCGCCTTGCTGTTGTATTCGTGATAGGCGGCGACATACTCGCGCGACGCGTCCAGGATGTTCTGGAAGTCGATCGGCCCCAGATCTGCCGATGTCGCCTCGGCCCATGACCGAAGCTCTAAAGCCGAAAGCGGCGCGACCCCGCCGCTCGGCGCGGGCATTTTGATCCCCACCCCGATCAGGCACTGGGCCAGGTAAGCGGCGGTGGTCAGCGGTGGCAGCTTGGGATCTTCTCGCCTGACCCGCATTTCGCCCATACGGGTCAGGTTCTTTTTCTCGGACTCAGGCGTTTCAAGCCAAGCGAGGTGCCGGAAGTACATCCTCAGCTCCGCTTGGCGAGCGTCAAAAAATCGTCGATCTCCGAGGTCTCCGCGCGGAGCTGACGAAGGATCGCCGGGTATGCGTCATACAGCCAGACCGCGTTCTCGACGGTGCAGGGAAGGTTGCCGCCCTTGCCGTCCGGCATGTTCTCCCACTCGATCGTCGCGTCAGCCATGTTCTCGGCCAGCCGACCGCTGTTTTCTTCCATGAACTCGACAAGCTCGTCCTCGGACATCTGGTCGATGTTCATGCCGCCGTGAGCCTTGGTGATCTTGGCCATGCGGGCGCGGATGCGGCCCTGAAGGGTCTTGCTGTCCGGCCCGAGCACTTTGATCCGGATCGGCCGGTTCTTGTCCTCTGTGCCGTCCTCGTTGTCGCGGTAAGCCTTCTTGCGCCCGTCCTTGACGTGGACCCATGCGCCGTCCTCGGAAATCTTGCGGGTGTCTGTAAACATTCGATCATTCCCTTGGGTGGTGGGTGAATATCGGAGCGACGAGAAACCACCCAATTCCTCGCCGCCCCTTCCCCGGCGTCAGGAAGGACCAAAGCGCCGGGATTGGCAGATCATGGTGCCGCGACCTTGATTGTTGTTTTCTCGAACTCAAGCCCGAGGTCGGCCATCACCACATTGCCAACCCCGATGTTGGTCGGGTTGTAGCTCGTGATGGCGGCCGTCCTGTAGTAGATCGTGCCGTCCTTCAGAGTGAACTCGAAAGACCCCTTGGTGCCGTCGCGGAACGCCGTTTCCACTGCGGTCTGGCCCGCGTCGTCAGGGTCGAGGCCGACCATGAAAGAGCTGTTCCCGGCACGAAGAACGTCGACGAACTTTTCTTCTTCACCGCTATCGAGTCCGGTGAATGTCGCGATATCGTAGACGCCATCAAGGTCGGGGTAGCCTTCCAGCTTGCCCACAGTCTCATAGGTCAGCGCACCAAATCCGGTGTCGTCGTGGGACGCCGGCAGTTCAGCCACAAAGCCGATTGTTGCCCCCACCGCTTGTTGTAGTGCCATGCTTTATCTCCTTTGCAGGCTAGGTTTTGACGGGGTCAGCCCATCGGTGAACTCGACCAGCGTTTCGCCGCCGGCTTCGGTAGCGTCGGCCACTGTGCCGGAATAAGTGACGCCGTTGGACATTGCGAATTGCAGCACGTCGCCCTTCTCAGGCACATCGCCATTGCAGATCATGGCGGGTGTCGTGCCGGTTGGCGTCGGCATGGTGACGATGCGCGCGCCTGTGATCGGTTTCTTGTCCATATTTAAGGTGTCCTTTGAAAGATTGCGCGGCAACGGATCGACACATTCTTGCGAAAGTATGCGCCGTCGATTGCGCCCGGCTGTGGGTCGCCCATATCTGTCACCTGAATTTGACCGTCTCCGGCGGATAGTATCATGTCAATGGGGAATTGGTCAATGATGCGCTGCGCTTGGTCGTCAGCCTCATCCTCGAACGTGCCTTCCCGCACAAAGACTGCCACAAACAACCGAATGGTCATCAGGCTTGACTTGGACAGGCCGAAACGCTCGGGCGGGGTTGTGGTAAAATACGCCAACCAATAAGGCGGATCCGGCGTGACGTATTGCAGCGACGGCGTGTCATAAACACCCGGCGCATTTTCACCCCATACAATCGGCGGGGCGGACGGTGTGGCGGCCAGGCGCGTGCGCAGGGCGGCTTTGATTTCCTTGTGGTTCATCCGACCCGCGCCTTTGCTTTTGCAATAGATGCCCGCACAATCGCGGGCCATTGATCGACGGCACCCTCGACAAAGTGCGCGCCCACTTGGCTGTAGTTTCGGCCCAAACTGTCCGCGCCGGTAAAGCCGTTATTTACACGGCGCGCATATTCTGCCGTCCATGTGAACGTTGCCACGTCGCCACCTTCCATCAGTGGTGCAACCAGAATGTGTGAGCTTTCACCTTCACCGGACGCTCCGCCAGCGATTGACGATTGCAGGCTATCCCTCAGCGTATTTGTGATAACAGGCATCCGCCCGCCGTGTTCTTTTGATGTTTGTGCCACGGCGATTACAGACTGCGTGGCGTCTTTCAGAACGGCGTCAATTCGCTTTTCGGTCTTTTTTGTCCACTGGTCCAAAGTTGCAAAGGTATATTTTACCATTATTTCAACCTCGCAAAGAAGTCGATGCGAACATCAACGTAACAGCGGCAATTTATGACTTCCTCAGCGGGTGCGCCGAGAGATGTGTCGCCCGGATACATCAACGAATATCCGCCAACCGTGAACGCCTCACCTTGCGGCACGGGGTCTTGCAGGTCCGCAGCTGCATGTGTCGGGCGGGTTTTACCGTCGCCTGCGGAATCCCAAGCCCTAACGACGTCCTCAGCCCGCACATCGTTGTTCGGGTTCTCAATCAACTGGTCCAGCGCCTCTTGCCGCCCGGCGTTCAACGCCTTGAGCGTTTCGGTGCGGGCAAATGGTTTCGCCGCGTTGCCGCAACAGGTTGTTTGAGTATCCCTGCGCGGCCCGATCAATCGCGGATTGTGGCAAAGTTGTGCCGTCACGAATGGCGCGGAAAATGGCAGCGTCGGACTGCTTGTTGCGCGCAGTAAATGTGCTTTTCAGCTTGCCATCCTGGCCAATCCAGTAGTCTTTGATCGCGCGCTGCTTTCCTGTGAGCGGGTCCGTCACGATCCGGCGAACCCCAACACCGTTTGTGGGCGACAGCGCGGCCCGCATTGATTGGACATACTCCGCCTGCGTGCTGTGCAGCCCCACCAGACCGCCTTGTCGCTTGCCGTTGACCACGCGCCCGCCAATGTCCAGAGCGGTGCGCAGCGGCCCGTCACCAGCCTCAAGCCCGCCCCGGATCGTCTGGGCAATCATCACGCGCGTGTCGTCCACCACCTCAGTCACCAGCTTCGATCCAAGTTCCAGCGCAATCCGCTCGGCCCGCTCATTCCGCCCCCCGAAGGATTGCACAATCCGGCTGGCAATCGGCGCGCGGCGGGTGGCGTGCTGAAACGCACCCATCTGGTAATTGCCGCCAGCCGCCAGTGCCGCCGTAATTGCAGTATCTGTTTTGAACAAATCGGCGGCGTCGAACCGCAGCGCACGAAACGCAGCGTCCACATCGCCCCGCGCAATGGCAGCTTCAAGCGCCTTCATATCAACGCCAGCCCGCGCCTGTCGCATTGCCGCGACAAACTCCGACCGGACGCTGGGCCAGGTGTCATCCAGCAATTTCAAGAACGCTTTGCGAGTGTCGCGGGTTGTCATACATCCACCTCAACCTGCGTCAGCCCCATCGCGGCGAGCGTTGCCAGCGCGTCGTCACCCACACAGGCCGTCAACTTGTCGGGCATGGCCGTCACAGGCGTCAGGCTGAACACCAGCGCCGCTTGTGCGCGATTGGCACCTGCCATGTTGACGTGGTAGTCAGTGTCCCATGCGGGGCGCTGTAGGCCGCTCTGCGCCGCCGTTGTGAATGTGTCGGACACTGTCAAGCTTGCGCAGGCGTAAAGGTTGCCCCCCGCGTCCTGCCAGTTCAGCCCCACGTAGGTTTCTGCATCGTCGGGACGGTAGCCCAGCACCATCGCTAGTTGGTTTGCATCATCCCGCAACGCATCAGGGCAAGCGATTGTGATGCGCATATCAGTAACCCCCCGTCACTGTGACGGTCCAGCCGCGTGACCGTAGCGTGTCGATTGCTGCCTCACCAGTTGATGAAGGGGCCGATCCGCCCGACTGGTCAAATACCCGCGTTCCTGCCGCAATACCGGATGCCACGAGCGACACCAGAATGTTATCGATGCTGGTTTGTGTCAGGGCGGTGTTTGTAAATGCGTCGGTGAAGTCTCCGCCTTTTACGTTGTCAAATAACCCTGCCGGGATTGTGGTAAGGCTAGAGCAGTTCTGCCAAGCTTTACTGAAATCAGTCCCAGACGACGTGTCGATCAGAGGGAATGTTGTGAGGCTGGAGCAGTCGCGCCACGGTTCCCGAAAGATAGTCCCAGACGACGTGTCGATCAGAGGGAAGCTCGTCAGGCTTGTGCAGCCAAACCAAGCCCGATCAAAGTTGGTCCCTGCTGACGTGTCGATGAGCGGGAAACTTGTTAATTCCGTCCAAGCCCGCCAGAAACTGTTAAAGCTCGTCACAGCCCCATATCTGGCAGTCGCGCCGTTTGCCACAAAGTAAGCCTCGATCGCCGAAGACTCACCTTTACTCAAAGCCCCGTCGCGGATCAACTGCCCGACGATTGCGTTGCCGGGAAAATACAGGCCACCCTGCCGCCAATGTCATAAGCGCCCGCTGGAATTGTCACACCGTAGGAAGCC